CCAAGGGCTTTGGCATCTACGAGTATGATATATTTGGCCGCCGTGAGCGCGGCGTTCTGGCTCAAGAAGTTGAAAAGATCATTCCCGAAGCTGTTCTGGAACATCCGAATGGCTACAAGATGGTCAATTACGGAGCATTGTGATGGCAGACGGATTTGATATTTATGGCAATTACATTTTACCCGCTGTAACCGGCGTCAAAAATGCTGCCGTCAGCCTGTTCGCCCCCAGCGATACGGGTCCCGGCGATTATACCAGCCGCCTTGCCGATATTGCTCGCCAGCAAAAGCTGGCTGAAGCTCTGTCCCAGATGGGCCAGCAGGAGCAGGCCGTGTCCACGGCTGGCGGCATTACCGCGCCCATGTCCCCTATGGGGGCGCTGGCTCGCGGCCTGACCAGCTTTGGCGGGTCTTACTTGGCGGGCAAGGCTGCGGCTGATGAGGCGGCGGCGAAGAAGGCTGCAAAGACTGAAGCGGTTACTGCCCTTGAATCGCTTTATAAGCTGCCTGATACGACTGGCCTTGTTATGTCTGCCGCAGATACGGGCGAAACTAAAATGCCTATTACTGCGCCTGCATTTACAATTCCCGGTAGTAATATTCCAAATGCTGCTGTTACGGGTTATGGCATGATGCCAAATGCACCTCGTACCGAAGTTGGCACAATACCTGGCGCAGATCGTCCATATGCTGAACAGCAGAAAATGCTTAATCAGTGGGCTTTGAGCGATAACCCCAATCTCGCTGCCCTTGCGCCTGTTCTTGCGGCGCAACTTAAGCCTGAATACAAAGAGGTCGGTGCTGGCGGGCTTGCTCGTATAAACCCCAATGGAACAGTTTCTTCTGTAGTTGGTCCAAAACCAACAAAAGAATTTAGGCAATTGACACCGCAAGAAGTAGCTCAAAGCGGCCTTCCTAAAGGTACGCTTGCAGTAATCGGATCTGATGGAAATTTAGAAGTTAAATATAATCCTACTGCTAACGCTATTTCTGAAAGCATGTTAGGTATTGCTCAAGCAAATTTGGCACTAAATCAAAAAAGACAAAATGGGCAATTTGGTCTTAACGATCAAGAAAATGATGCTTTGTTTGGTCCTAATGGAGCAGTGGCTCGCGGACTCGTTAATCCAGATAGGATTAATTCGAGAACGGCGCATATTCTTGCTAAAGCTGCCATGGCAAATCCAGATTTGAACATGGTGAACGCCGCTGGCGTAGCGGCCATGATGAAAAATCCTACATTTCAAAATAAAGCTATGGTTGCTGATACGCTTCCTGCAATTATTGAAAATGTTAAAGAAGCCGGACAAAAAGTTGATTTTAGCAATGTAGCTTTTGTTGGAAAGCTGCAAGCATTTACCAAAGGTCAGCTTAACGATCCTGATTTTATTAGTTACATGGCTCAAAGAAATGACGCAATTCAAGCAATTACAAATGTTATGCGCGGCGTCGGCATGAGCGACAAATCAATTGAATTGGAACTTAAAGCAGCCCCTGAGACAATGTCTCCAAAAGCATTTGAAGCATGGGCGCAATCACAAAATGCTATGCTTGCGCCTCGTTTGCATAAATACCAAGGAATTATATTGAATACAAATGCTCCGGGCGGTCAAAATACTGCTATGCCTCAAAATAATAAACCCGTATCCGGAACTCCAGAATACGTTCGTGGTGCCGATGGCAAGTTAAAGCTAAAGGGGACGTAATGACTAAGCCAATTATAGTTGAAGGCAAGACTGTTCTTGTCCCCGACGACGCAACACCAGAAGAAATGTTGCAGATAGCCAATGAACATGCTGCGCCAGTTAAGGCTGCGCCTGCTGCAAAACCGCAAGGCGAGCCTAGCATATTCAATAACCCATTTTTGACTGGCGTAAAAGAAGCAGCAGAACCTATGGGGTCTTTTGTTGGTGGCATAGGCGATGTAATGGGCGCGGGGATGCGAGCTATGGGAATACCCACTCGCGATACATCAAAGCCATTGCCTCGTAATGTCACTGTTCCGGGGCAATTTTTGACGCCAGGGACCGTTGCAGAAGATAGTTATAAACCTACAACGGCTGGAGGCCGATACATTGAAACTTTGGGTCAATTCGCGCCAACGGTGGGACTTGGCCCTGCTGGAGCGGCTGGAAAAATCATCTCTGTTGCGCTACCAGCAATTGCTTCTCAAACAGGACGAGAACTTTTCAGGGGAACATCAGCAGAACCATATGCTGGAGCTGTTGGTGCGCTTATTGGTGGTCTTCCTGTTGGCGCTGTTAGTAGGGGTGCGAAATCATTAGCTAACGCACTAGAAATGGGTGCGCCTGTTGTTTCCAAAACAACAGTTGATGAAATTGCGCCCACTATTGAAGATATTCATAATACTGCAACTACAAATTACAATGCTTTGCGTGATCCAGAAAAAAACCCGATCATTAAAACTGACAAATTAAAAGAGTTAAAAACTCAAATTAGAGATGTTTTGGCGGAAAATTCTTTTAGTTCAGCTAATCATCCGCAAACTGCAAGGCTTTGGAAAACCGTACAAGGTCTTCCGCAGGGAAAAGCAATCGAAGTCGATCCTGCGCTTCAAGATGAAATTGAAAGCATTTTTGGTCCTGGAACTGCTACGCCAGAAGAAAAAATCCCTGCTATCAATGGATCAACTTTGCGAGGTTTGGAAACTGTTAGACAGCAAGCTGTAAATGCTGGCCGAGATTTTCGCAGCGGCGATGGCTTTTTGGCTAATAAAGTCAAAGGCGTAATTTCAAAATTTATGTCTGATCTTGACCCACAAACGGATATTATTGGAACAGAGGCCACGGGTCCAATTTCTGAGGGTGCCACTAATATTCCGGGGTTAGCTAATCTTCAAGAAGCTCGCAGCGCCTGGTCAACAATGAAAAAGGCGCAAACCATTCAAAGCATTATTGATAATGCTGATATACGGGGCGCTGCCAATTATACCCAAGCAGGAAGCGATACTGCGCTCCGTCGCGGATTTGCCAATTTGGCAACAAACTCAAAGAAAATGGCTCAATTTTCTCCGGAAGAACAAGATGCCATCATAAAGGTCGCCAAGGGCGGGCCCATGACCAATATTCTGCGCGGCATTGGTAAGTTTGCTATTCGTGGGCCTGTATCTGGATTTGCTACTCATGCGGTAGGAAGCGTTCTTGGGCCGCTTGGCCCATATGTTCTTGCGGGCGCGGCTGAAGCCGCAAAAGCGGGCGGAGCCAGCGGTACAGAAAATAGCATAAATCAATTAAATGCTTTGGTTAGAGGTGGCCCGGAATCTTTGACGCGATTGAAGGATTTGAAGAAAAATCTTCTTGTTGAAGGTCTTAAAAATTATCTTCCTGCCTCAATGGGCGCAGCCGGTTTGATAGGCCAGCAACAATGACCCGCCTTGCATCAGGATTTGTGCTTCTTTCGCCATGCGGCCATCCGTATGCGGGCGCACGGCTTGCAGTATTTCCTGATTTCCTTGCCGTTTTTGATCTCGACAACGACATTCTCAGGCGTCCGTTCATGGCCGTATTTGCAGAGCGGCTTGTTCTTGCGTTTATACGCGCTGGTAAGGCCGCCCAAGAAAAGGCCGCTGTAGTCCTGCTGGGAGTCGGGCGACAGCACCCGTTCCGGGGGCCAGCCAAGCTTGTGGCGTCCCAGCACGGTGCTGTAGCTGATGCCAGACTTTTCGGACCACTGCATCAGGCTCATGGTAAGCCCTTCATGGGTCATATAGATGTTGCGGGCGGTATTGTTGGCTTGCTCTTTCCTAGTCGCCCAGTGGCAGTTCTCAGGGCTGTAGGGGCCGTTATTATCCGCGCGTTCAAGGGTGTATTTGTCCGGCGGGTGGCCCAAATCGGCCAAGAAGGCGTTAAAGTCGTCCCAAGCTGGGCAAACTTTGATGCCCCTGCCGCCGTAGCGGTCATAATGGGCGGCTTTAGGGTTATTGCAACGATTCTTCATTGCAACCCAAATATGATAAATTCTAGAATAGGACAGTCCGTGTCTTTTTGTCATGAGCCTGTTATAACATATCGCAAGGAGTTGTCAAATGGCCTATAACGGAAGTGGCACGTTCAACATAACCACGGCAGGCCAGCCAGTCGTCACTGGCACGGTCATATCATCCACAGCGTTTAACGCGCTCACGGCGGACTTGGCTACGGGCTTGTCCACGGCAATCACGAAGGACGGGCAGACCACGACCACGGCCCGCATCCTGTTCGCGCAGGGTATTAGCTCCACGCTGGTCACGGATGCTACGTCAGCCACGACAGGCTCGATCATCACGGCGGGCGGTATATCCACGCAAAAGGCGCTGTGGGTGGGGACGACCAGCAGGCTTGTGGGCAATGTACAGGCTGATGGTTTGCTCGGCATTGGCATGACGCCGAGCAACATTCTGGATATTACGCAGAACCAGAACGCTGGCTCATTTATAAAACTGTTAAATAATAACGCAAGCACAGCCGCCAATTCTCAATTGAGATTGTCCAACGGGACAAATTCAGCCGATTTGTTGATGCTTGGAACAGGATACACAACTAGCGGAATGTTCCAGCAAGGCGGTGCAATGCTGAGGTGTGATGGCCCCGGTGGCCTTACTATTGTGACGCAGGCGGTCCAGCCAATTTACTTTGGCATCAACAGCAGCGAAGTCGCCCGCTTCGACACCAGCGGCAGACTGCTTTTAAACACAACGGCTACACTCTCAATCGACAGGAACGAAGCCGCATTTCCGGGCAGCACGGCCAATGGGTTTGGCTTTAACGACACAACCGCCACTACGGGCTCCAACTTCCTTGTGTTTAGGTCTAACGGCACGGCTATCGGAACAATATCCAATAACGCTAACACGGGCGTTTTGTATAACGTCACGTCCGATAAGGAACTGAAAGACTTCGTTAGCGTCCACGACAACGGCGACACCCTAGACCGCATTGAGTGGAACGACTTTACTTGGAAGTCACACCCGGATAACGGCATTAAAGTCGGTGCGTTCGCGCAGGACATTTACAAAATTCTGCCGGATGTTGTTACGCCCGGAAGGGGTACGGTTGGCGAGGAAGATTTCATTCCTTGGCAGGTCGATTATACCGGCCTAGTCCCCTATCTCGGCGCTGAAGTTAAATCGCTACGCGCTCGCGTTGCCACACTCGAAGCCCGCTTAACCGCACTGGAGACTAAATAATGCAACTCGACCTTACCATCGACCAGATCAACGTCATCATGTCCGCGCTGGGCAATGCCCCGTTTATACAGGTCGAAGGCATCATCAACGAAATCCGCAAGCAGGTTCAGCCGCAGCTTGCTCCACAGGAAGCCCCGCCGACATGAGCAACCTTTTGAGCGAGGCGGAAATGAACGCCATTGCCGAACGCGCGGCAGACCGGGCAATTGAAAAGGTCTATGAGCAGATCGGCAAATCCGTTGCTCAGAAGGTATATTGGTTCATTGGCGTGGTCGTGGTGGGGATGCTGTTCCTGCTGGCCGGACATGGGATAACAAAGTCATGATTGAAGACCTAGTCGCGCGTGTATTCGCGCTCAGAAACGCCGTCCATCTAGCTCACTGGGCGTCCAAGTCTTATTCGGAGCATAAGGCGCTTGGTAAGTTCTATGAAGCCCTGATTGACGGCATCGACGGCATCATTGAGGCTTATCAGGGCTATTATGGCCTGATTGGCGAGGTGCGGACGATCCAGATGCCCAAGACGGATATTACAGCCAAGATTCACAGCGAACTGGCCTATCTGGTCAATAACCGGGACAAGATTTGCCAGAAGAACCCCATGCTGCTCAATTTGTTCGATGGGTTCACTGCTGAATACTCGACTACCCTGTATAAGCTCGTCAACTTGAAGTAGGAGAATACAATGTTTGCAGGCAAAAAGACGTATATCACTGCCGCTGTTGCCGTTATTACCGCTGTGGCGGGCTATCTGACGGGCGAGGCTACTGTCGCCCAGACCGCCCAGCTGGTGTTTTCGGCTCTGTTCGCGGCGTTTATTCGCAACGGCATCTCGGCCTGATGTTGGCCTTTCTGGCCCCGTTCTTTCAGCTTCTGAGCGGCCTTATGGGCTATTTTCGGGATAAAAAGCTGACGGACGGGGCGGTGGCTGAAGCTAGGGTCGAATCATTACAGGCGCAATTGCATGAAATACGGCAGGCAAATCAGGCTAGGGATGCTGTGCGGGCTGCTGCTACCGCTGATCCAGGCGTGTTGCGGTCCCCAGACCCCGATAGCCGGGACTGACTTTTGTGCAGTTGCGAAGGTTATTCAGTTTTCCCGGCTGCATGACACGCTAGAGACAATTGAGGCCGTAAAAGAGCATAATGCGGTCTATCACACGCTTTGCCCGAAGGCCCCATGAACTCGACTTTTGAATATGCCATGCGCCTCTTGCTTCGCCATGAGGGCGGTTTTGTCCATCATCCCCAAGACCCCGGCGGGATGACCAATCTAGGCGTCACCAAGGCCGTCTGGGACGCCCACACGGGCAAGGATGCGTCTGAGGCGGATATGAGGGCCTTGACGCCGGAAGCCGTCCAGCCGGTCTATAAAGCCCGCTATTGGGACGCTATCCACGGGGACGCCCTGCCGCACGGGGTGGACTATTGCCTGTTCGACTGCGCGGTCAATTCTGGCCCCGGCAGGGCTATCAAGCTGGCCCAGTATGTCCTGCACCAGAAGGTTGACGGCAGCCTTGGCCCCAAGACTCTGGCGGCCATCCATGAGGCCGATCCTGTCGAGTTTATTGAGGATTACAGCCAGCGCCGTTTGGACTTCCTCAAATCCCTGCCTACTTGGGCGACTTTCGGCGGTGGCTGGAGTAGGCGGGTGGGCGAGGTTGAGATCGAGGCGAAAAGAATAGCATATTTCCAGACCTAAAAAGCAAGGAATCTTATGGCTAATCCCGGTACACCAGACGAAGAATTGCTGCATTGCCTTAAAATATACGAGCGTTTCAACGGAAATCAGGTCCAAGCCGGTAACTTCCTTGGCCTTGAAAGGCGTACCCTAGCCAAGCGCATTGTGACGGCCAAAAGCAGGATTGCAGACGGTACGCTGCGCCGCGATAAGCCCTTTACCGTCGAACACACTGAAGACGGCCAAGCTACAGCCGCAGACCTTTTGGAGCGCCGCAAGAGGGACTTTGAGCGTACCAAGCGGGCCAAGAACGGTAAAAAGCTGATAGGCGTCAACGTGCATATGGACGGCCCTATCGGGATTGTTCATTTTGGCGACCCCCATGTTGACGATGACGGTACCGATATTGGCCTGATTGAAGACCACGTTAAGATCGTCAATAAAACCGAAGGGCTTTTTGGGGCCAATTTGGGCGACATCCAGAACAATTGGATTGGCCGTCTTGCCCGCCTTTATGGCGAACAATCAACGTCGCATTCTGATGCCTGGGTGCTGACTGAATGGTTGGTTAGCTCGGTCAACTGGCTGTACCTGGTGGCTGGCAACCATGATTGCTGGTCTGGCGTGGGCGACCCTCTGAAGTGGATAGCCAAGCAATCGGGCAACAATATTGAATATCATGGCTGCCGGTTAAACCTTAATTTTCCCAATAAAAAGGAAGTCCGCATTAATGCCCGCCATGATTTTGGCGGCCATAGCATGTGGAACCCGGCACATGGCCCCATGAAGGCCGTGCAAGGCGGCTGGCGCGATCACATCCTAACTTGCGGCCATAAGCATGTATCTTTCATGGCTGGCCCCCTGAAAGATCCGGCGTCTGGGTTGCTTTCTTGGACTATACGCTGCGCGGGCTACAAAACATATGACCGCTATGCAGAGGAAAATGGGCTTCCTGACCAGAATGCCTTTGCGGCCTGTGTGACCATCATTGACCCGCAATACGCTGATGATGACCCGCGCTTGATAACTGTCATCCCAGACGTTCAAGAAGGCGCTGAATTTTTAAAGTTTAAACGGCGCAAAAGATGAGTTCTATTTTAGTTGGCTTGGTGGCAGTAATTTACGCGGCTGTGGCATTGAACCAGCTAAGTCAGAAGAACTATGCCGACTGCATAATTTGGACTGGGTATGTACTTGCAAACATTGGGTTTATTTGGAAATACTCCCAATGACACTAAAATTGCACCCAGAAATGATTGCTGCTGGGTACGATTACCTCTGTCAAACAGAGCCATTTTGTTATTGGAAATTGCCTGAATCAGATGAAATAGGGTTTTCCGTAGTCCGCGACCCTAAAATGTTTGCTGATTTTTTGGTCCAAAATGGAACGCCCGTGATCCGGGTTAGCGCCGCTAGAAATGGCCATACAGACACACTTATGGCAACTATAGCACATGAAATGATACATTTATACCAAGAACTTACCGGCGACAGGGAAACGCACGGGCCGCGTTTCAAGAAAATGGCCGCTAAGGTTTGCAAGGCCCACGGCTTTGATCCCGCCGCGTTTTAAGAATTGGCTCTCTTGGGGGCATATAGCAAATCTTGGAATGATCCGCGCAATAAGGCGGTATTCCGTCTTGCAACCGACCACAAAATAACATTTCTTCTTTGTTGTCAATAGGATAGCGGCAATGCTCATCCTTTAATTGCATCATGGTGACCAGTTGCATATCTGCCACAGGCACGGCTTTGGGCGGCGTGAGCGGGACAATCTTGGTCTGGATGGGCTTGCGCTTGGCGGGCTTGGGCGGCTTGGGCGTATATACGGACTTTTTGTATTTGATAGGCGTGGACGAGGCCGGTGACTTCTGCAAGTTTAAACGCCGCGCCTTGCCAATGGCCGCGTTCTTGCTGATGTGCATTTTCTGGCCGATGATCGTGTAGCTGATCCCTGTGGCGACCAGCTCGGTCAGCCTGGCAATGGCTTTATCGTCCCAAATCACGAATAGCTCCGCGTCTGGACAATCTTAACCGTGTCCATATCAATTTCCATGTTCAGCAATTCATCGACAATCGCCATAGCAAAGTTGAATGCCCCAGGCTCTGTGTCGTCATATTCCACGTCAAAATCTATGGAAACGCGGATGGTTTTCATGTCTGCGACCCATACTTGGCAATCAGGGCCGCGTCAGACCGACCATCGTCCTTCTTGCGCTGGAATAGCTCCGCGCTGGCCGGGAATAGCTGCATAGCCCGCTCCCGGCTGCCGTCCTTGCCGTCCCTGACGCCCATAGCCTTCTGCCAAGCCTGTGGCGTGACTAGCGTGGTTGGTATGTCGAACGCCGCCAGGACGCCCTCTATGATGCCCGCAGAGCGTCCAAAGCTAAAAACTGACGACACGCCCTGACCGGCCATTGCGTTGACCTTCTCTAGGAATGCCGCCTCAACATGGCGTTTAACCACTATGGCCGCGACTAGCTGGGCGCTGACTTCCCGCTTTTCCTTGCGGTTTCGCATGACTGTGACTGTAGGCATGTCCTCGACGGCTATCATGCCGGTCTTGGTGTCGAGGAACGCCAACGCGCCTGACAAGCCGGGGTCTATGCCTAAAATAATCACACCGGCTCCTTATTTAATCAATCCAGCCGTCGCCTTGGCACCAATGCCAGAGCCTATGACGGAACACAGCTAACAACAGCCCGCGCAAGGTGTCGTGTTCGTACCAGTAATCACCAATTACTAACTTCACGCCACGCTCCTTTATTTCTCATCAGGTTTCGTAGAACATTCCAGCGCGGCGTCGATCATGGCTTGCCAAACCGTCTTGCTGTCAAAATAATCAAGGTATCCGCCGATGCTGCCCATGTGTTCAACCTTTGCGTTTTCCATCTCCTCCGTAGGCTCCCGCATGGCGGCAATGGCGGCGCGGGCCATTTTATTGACCTGCGTCTTTTGGAACGTGTTCAGCAAATCAAAATCTTGATGCGAAAACCCTTCGACCTTAAGCGATGCGTAAACGGCTCGCTCTACTTGTTCGATCATGTCCATTACTTTTCCTCCAGCGCGGCGTCGATCATGGCGCGGTACACGTTGCAACACAAAAATCCGGTCTGCCGTTTATCATAAACCGCAACAGTGCCTTTTTCGGCCATGCTTTCCGTAGGTTCCCGCATGGCTTTGATGACGGCTATGGCAAAGACCCGCGCGTGAAATTCATTGATT